AATTTAAACTACTGTTTGATGTAATATCTAGCACAATATAAAGATTCTCTTTTGCAACAATATCATTGGATTCTGGTATAACTTCAATCTCTATTCTATTTTGTAAAGAAGATGAAGTGATTCTTACTGGATAGAGAATTATTTCTCCCCTTAAATAATCAACTTTTCCTGCATTTGCGTTAATAATATTTGTAGCACCATCTACAATATTGAAGAATTTTATGATTCCATATCTACTATTTGTTCTATCTGGTAAATCTGTCATGTAAATATTTCAACCCACACCTTCTATATTAAATGCTGAAGATCTTATATTAAAACCTTCCAAATCTGCATGGAATCTATTAGCATAACATAATTCATAGTTTGCAAGAGCATCATAGGCAGGAACCATATTCCTTCTCATTTTTACAGTTGTAATATTTGATGTTACTGCAGTATCAACTTTATCAATTAATGATACAAATTTACTGTATTTGAATCTCCCTCCAAATGAGTTAATGTCTGAAGATTTTGAATAACCTTCAATGGAAGATAAGATTCTGCTGTATAGATCTTGACTATCTGATGTGTAAGTTGGATCAAAAGAAACAGTTGAACTAAATTCAACATAGAGAAACTTGGTATCTACAAACTCTTGTCTAATTCCTGCAACTGTATATTTTTTTAAATCGCCTTTAATACTTTTTTTTGTTACATCAGAGATATTTTCTCCATTTTTTGGTTTAATTGCAATGAATACCTTTCCGAATTGGGGTGGATCTAATTCTTCTCCACCATATGCACTAATTGATTCGATATTTGGATAAAGAAATGGAATCAAACTTAGATAATCATTAGTCGTTACTGCCCTATACTGAGACGCATAAACCCTTGGTGCTAAGTATTTGATGGCATCTATAGATTCAATGTCTCCACCGTTCCTAGACGATTCTAGAGTGGTTAGAAGAGACACTCCTGATGTAATATTAGTGTCTTGACCTGATTGACTATAACTTAATCTTCCAGAAAAAGTAAAGTTTGCTGAACCATTTGCACTTTCACCATTTGTTACAATGTAAGTAACTTCTATTGTGCTCCCATTGGGTGGTTTTTTACCAAAAACATTGTCTCCGAATAAGATTTGATATTTTTCATCTTCAATTTCTTGGACTAAGAACAATCTTGTTGATGGTTTTACATCAAAAATATTTGTATGCTCAGTATACTCTTCGGTATTCGTAGATATGACCTTAACACGAATTGTAGAAGTGTCTATGTCAGAGTTTGGTAAGATATATTTTGCATTTGGTTGAGAATAATCAACTAGAAAACTTTTTTTAAGTAAATTTCCCTCATAAATTAAAATATTATTGAAAGATGCGATTCCATTGGAGTCTGGATTCACTGTAATGTCTTCTGGAGTAGAGAAAATATAGTTTCCGTTCTCTACTGCCCCTAGTGCAACAACTCCTGCATGTACTTTTACTGATCTTGCGTTGATATTGCTTACATCTACACTAAAACTTACTCTTGATACTGATGCTTTCTTTGATCTTGGAACATAACCAATGTTTCTTGCCAGTGAAACAACATTTTCCCTCAATGTGGCACTATCAATGAATGACTCATTGACTGCCATGTTGGTATTGTATGATGTAATATATGAATTATAAGCAAGAGTATCAATTAAAACTGAAAAATTAGATCCTTCAAAGTCAAAATCACTAAAATTAGAGTTTGCCCTCAGATAATCTTTAATCTGAGTACGTAAATCATTAAAATCTAGGTTTGTAAATTGATTGAATGACATTATACTCTAGTTGGTTGTAAGACAAATTCTATACTTTGACCTGGAACTGGCAATCCAGTGATATCATACTGCAATCTAATGTAAAGATCATTAGTATCATCTAAAGGATCGATAAAAATAGATGTCAATTTAATCCTTGGTTCAAAGTTTTTAATTAATGTCCCAATTTCTATTTCTAAAAATGATGCTACATCTTCATTATTGAGTTCAAACATTGAATCTTCAATAGAGGTTCCCAATAAACTATTGAAGAACCTCTCAGTAAGACGAGTTCTGCATAAATTGATGACAGATTTTTTAATCGCATCTTCATTCTTTAAGACAGTTACATCATTTGTAACTGGATGTCTCGTAAAAGACAAACTAATGTCTCTAAAAGCACGAGAAAATGTTACTGCCATTCAACTTATAGCACTTTACATATATCTATAATGGTTTTTACCAGGTTTTACCGTATGATGGTTCAGTTCCATAGTCCCAATCATCATAGTCATTATCATTTCTAATCACTTCATGAAGGTCAGTTTGCTTTTTTAGATCATGTTTTGGTGCAGAATCATGCATGACCTCTTGAATGACTCTTTGAGTTGATTCCTGAGCATAATCTGTAACTAATTTTGTGGTCCCCCACATCTGTCTCATGTATTCTTTGTTTCTATCGACTGGATTGTTTGACATTTTACTCCTGATTATTAAAAATCAGAACTTTTTACGGGGTTGCTATCCCGTTCTTGTGCGGTTTTCCAAAAATATTCATCTTCATTACCCATTGCAAGGCGTTCATAACTATTTTCGACTTGATAATACCGTGTCGAAACCTTAAAATCGGGTGTTTTTGGTTCTTTTGGAGTCAAACTGTTATCATAGATACGAATTCGATTGTTCGGATACAGTGCAAACTGACCATTTTGTAGCTCAATCAGATTATGCGACTTATGTTCCGCTGGATTTTCACTGGTTGCATAATCAATCACATCAGGATCCTGATGATAATTGTCTAGAGTGCAGATGTAAGTGCCTTTTTGAGTTCCAAAGTCACGAGTGTAACACTCATAATCCATTGATCCGATGAATTGTTTCTGAACTGCGACCACTCCATAGTCCATACAGTTCCAAAACTGTAGATTAGGTAGGTCTAGGTCAGGATCTGGTGTTTCTGGGCGAGACAAAAAAGCACTGATCGGCAGTTTATCATACATCGCTGCATATTCAGGAAGATAAGTCTCAAAATAAAAAGCGCGTCCAGGCATCGATTTAGCCGACACCCAGACGCCTTTGACAAACTCTCCCCAACCGCTCTGATGATCCGTTAAATATTCTTTACGAACCCAGACTTCTTGTGATGGTAGATTTGCGATTAAACAAGCCATATGCAAATAAGTCTTTTAACTATTTACCTTGCCCGCGATATTTCTTTTTGACACCATTACGAGATGAAGCAGATAGTTTCGTATGTTGAGAACATCCTTGACGAGTTTTCTTTGGTTTACTCTCAAGTTTTACTGATTTGTTTGATAAACTCTTCTTTACTGCCATGTTTTAAATCACTCCATGTTTATGTTTTAGAAGGGGTTTTTTACGCGCCTATCAGAAGACCTCAGATTACCCGAGTCTTCTCATGACCTACACGAATCTTAGGATCACACCAAATCTCATATCCAGCATCCTTTGCATCTAGACAGAACGAGACATCCTCACCACACATATCCTGAACTTCTCCTGATTCAAATTGTTGCATCTTCGGAGCAAACCAAGGATATTCCAGATTTTCAAAGACACCGTTCTTAATCAGAACCCAACCAAATCCAGTGTAGTCCACAGTGAAAGGCTTGCGACGCTTACTCATGGTGTCAATAGTCTCATGATTCATCACACCACCATTGCTACGGAAATCATCTTCCTCCAACCAATGAGCAACTGAGGTCGTGCGACCATCTTCAGTGCAATACCAACCTGCAGCAATATCTTTGTCCATCGATACAAGACGATAGAATTTCTCAGTTTCAAACACAATATCGTTATCAATCCAGAGTTGATAATCATATTGGAGTTTGCCATCCCAAGGATGCTGTTTAGGCCCTCTGAGAACATTCGCACCAAGTACTTTGCATCGTGCAAAGTTAACCATGGAAGAATAATCCTGAGAGATCTGAATACTTGCTCCGCTCTGTACGAGGTCAAAACAGAGTTGAACGAATGCTTTTAAAAATGTGTATGAACAACCTCTACCGGGAAGACAAAAAACAATTGACTTACCGCGAATCATTTCCTTTGCAGCTGCCAAATCAAAATCATCTTCTGATGTTTCTTTCTTTGGTGCAACAGTTTTTACTGTAAATCCTTTTGCCATAAAAATGAAATAGTAACGATTACATTATACCACCACAAATCAATTATTGCAATGGTTATCTTCTTTATTTAGAGTTACTGAAATACTTCCCTCAATATCTTTAAGTGTCTTTGAATCACTTGTGACTGAAAGATAATTACGCACAGTCTCTTTCTGTTTATTTACTTCTTCTTCAGGAATATTTTTGAGAATTGTAATACCGTTAAATGAAATATTATAGGTATTCATCTTCCAGTTTCCTTAAAAGATCTACCAGATCATCCTTAACTGATGCATTGATAATTAATAACTTATCAGTGTCAAGTCGGTGTTGTATTGATTCAATCATCAGATCTCTTTCGTATTCATCTAATTCAAGTTTCATAGTCTTCTCTGGTTTCTTTATATATTATTTCAAATTCTTAACCAATGCGGCGAAATTTGCTTTCCCATGTATGAAAATCCCTCCGATGATCATTAAGTCAAAAATGAACAACACTGTTAGAGTTATGATGAGGGGCACAGTGTAATTTTTGGCCGGCAAAATTTTTTTGTCTGTGGGGGTTTCGTAGGTCATTTTTGGTGGCCGGTATTTTTATTTGTGATGGGGTTTTATATTTCTCTCGCGTTTTGGGTTCGTTGTAGGTTAGGGTAGTTAGCGTTTTTTAAACGCAAGGGGGCGATACAATAATACAAACAAACGCAAAATAACTGCCCATTCGTTATATTTCTTCACATGCTCTTAAGTATCAACTACCACGAAAATGTGAGACTGCAAGGTATCATCGTCCAGTGCAGATATTGGCACTTGTGACGTTTACTTGTTAAACATTTCTGGTAGAATAACACAAAAGGGGGAGAGATTGTATTCTCTTTTCTAATTCAAACAAGATAGAATCACAAAGGATAAAGAATAAAGAAATAAAACAACGAAAAAAGTAAAAAACGTGTTTGGGGAAAGTATAGTCTACTCTCCCCTTTTGTTTTTGTCAAGAACTCTAAGGTTATAAAGTATAAAGAACTAAAGCACCACTATATGATCAAAACACCACGCAATTAACTCTCCAAAGTCTACACGACCGCCAACGAGTTGGTTATACTCATTCACGAACTTCTCAGGCAATCCCATATCTGAAGCGTAGTCAAATGCATCTAGGTAAGATATAGTCCCATTGGCATCTTCGATGGGGAAGTTGATCACGATTCCAGTAGACATGAGACCAAAAAGTGTAAAGAACTGGTGAGTGGTTGAGTGTACACTTAAGACCACGCAGTTTGTATCAACAACTGGTGATAACGAAGTGTACAACGAAGAACGGAAAGTGAGGGGGGGTTGTTTATACTGCCCCCCGTCAGTAGTTAGTTACATCACGCAACCAAAGTGTTGACGGTTTT